TACCAGGATACACACCCGAAAATTGTGTTTCAATTTCCATAGCTGACGACAAGTGATCGATTGCTTGCCCTAGAGTAAATGCTGTTAGATTATCATTTAACGGATTCTTTTCTAGACCGTGTGGTATTTGATAATATCCTTGATCCGGATCGAGGTTGGAGTATATCTTGATAGATACTACATCATTTATTGCAAATGCATTAGCAAAAGTAAATGTTCCATTTTCTCTAGTGTAACTGTCTAAATGTCGCTGTCCGTTTAGATAAAAGATTACTGTAGAAGGCAAATTGCTAAACGCTAACCAATCAACTGTTGCCAGTGTAACTTGATTTGTTATTTCAGTAATAACTGTGCTATCTAAAATTGGCTGTTGATAATCGCTGTCAGATTTAATCCAACCATTATCAAATTCATCAAGCGGATTAAATCTATAAAATCCAGTGTTTAGATTTTTTGTCAGTGTCTGTTGATTAACAGAGTAAGAAAAACTGTCAAGATCAAGATTGTATGTGAATAAAATGTCTCCAACATTATCAATGTTTAGATAGTCGAGACTAAATCCTAATTCACTGTCAGCAACACTATTACCTACTTTATAACTTAAAATAGGTGTTCCAACAAATGTTGAAGAAGGATAAGTTGTTAGATCTGAAAAACTAATACCGTTGCTATCAAAAAGATCAAACAAAGGTGTTTGATTAGCCTTAGTTTTTTCTTGGCTAGGTATCCAATTAACGCCGTTGAAATGATACATTAACCCTTTGTTAACATTACCACTTCTTACTAATACTCCTTCTCCTAATATAGGATCAGAGTCAAAGGTTGCCTTTAATGTAATCTGTCTAAAATTGTTATGTGTTATAAAGTTAACCTGATAAATTTTGTTATTAGCAAGGCTGTCTGTGTCGGCAACAAACAAAACCCTTGCTCCTTGATATAAAAATTCTCCGTCAATACTGTATCCTTGACTACCTTCAATTGTAGAAAAAATGTCAGTAGTAAATGTATCAATAAAATCTACAGGAGTCTTTGCCACACTGCCATGATTGTATAATTGTAGATTAGGTCTAAATTCAATAATAGGTCGTTTGGCTCTAAAATTGTCGCCAGCAGCAAAGTCAGTTCCGTTTAATTTGTGTGCCTGTTCAAGGGTCGATTTGTGGAACCAACGGTTATAACGACTCCACGGATTTGCATCAATGCTAGATCTACAAATTGCAATGTAGTCTTTTTCCCCAGGATAAGAAGTAGCATCGTCAAATGGCTCCGTATCAAATCCTGTATTGTCAAAAATTACTTCAGGAATTTGACTAGTAATAATTGGAACTGTTAGATCTGAAAATTTAATTAAAGTTATTTCTCTTCCAACTTTTTCTACCAACCAGTTGTCTTTGGCATACTTAGTGGGAGTAACTTTTCCTCCAAATCTCACAATTAGTCCGTTGGTAAACTCAACGCCGTTGCTGCTGGTATATGTTTGTTTACCTAGAATTTCTTTATCAATATTGATGCTGGTATTTTCTTCAATGTCTTGTATTAGGAATCGACCAAATCTATCAGGATTAATTGCACTTTGATAGTAAAGAATGTCTGGGGCATCTAATGGAACTTCAAAAGTAACTGTGCCGTTGGTTGCACCGTTGTTGGTTATTCCGTTAGAATAATCAAACTTTGATGTTTGTACATTCTCGTCTACAATTTCCCATTCTGGGCCTTCAACGATAGTACCATCAACACTGGCTGTAATAAAGGTCAATGCTCTCCACAATTTACCATCATAGACTGCTAGCTGATTAGGAATGTAAGGAAGGAAAGGATTATATTTTAAACTGCCTGTATCAAAAGCTGTTCTAATGTAAAATCCTTCTCTAGGACTGTTAACTGCAAAATTGTAAGTCTGTCCTCTATACAATGTCAATGTAGGATTGTTTGTTGCACCGTCTGGATAAAAGATCCATGTTGATGTTGTTCCCTGACGAACTCTATAAGTACTAGTAATTGCATCGCCTTGTCCAAGAACTTTGACACTTGGCGGTCCGCTTGGAACCCAATAGTATTCACGGAAGTTTACAAACTTGTCCCACTCAATAGGAGGATTCCAGCTGTAATGATCTTGGCTGGTAATTAAATCATCGCGCTCATTGAAGTTGTTAAAAAATCTGAGTTGATTTTTAAAGTCGATGTAATCGTAGAAATTTTCAATATTGCCTTGATCGTCTGACAGAACTACACCCGGTTCTAGTTGATATCTGCTGCGTAGTGTATTATCACTGTCAAGATAAATGTCAGAACCTTTATAGGTCTTACCGTATCTACGACCAACATATCCTACAGTTTTTTGTAAAACACCCGGCTGTACCAAGGGGTCAATAACCCCTGCCATAAATTTACTATTTGTTTCAGTTTTAAAAATCTGAGGAAGTAAATCTACTGTCCTTCGAATCGGTAGTCCGCTCTCTGGGAAAATTTCATTTGCCATATTCTACAATTACCCTAAATTTGTTGATGATATAACTGCTGAGGCATCTACACGAATTTCACTAGCAGTGATTGCTGTTACAATAACGATGTCATCTACTGTGGCGCCACTAACAAAAATTTCGTCGTTGGCGCTTTGAATTTCAAACAGACTGCCAAATGTCTGTGTTGGTTGTCTAGGAACAATTACCAAGTTACTTAGATCGGGAGTCACTGCATTAGTGATATATGTGATTAATTCGCCTAGATAAAATCTATCTCCAAAATCCCAGTTGGCAACATCAAAGAAATCGTTAATCGCTGATATAATTCTAACTTTGAGATCGTTGTCGTTGATTGTTTTATTTGGATTTTTAACAATCTTAAATTGTGCCTGCAGAGAATAATCTGCGGTTGAACCAAAAAGCACCTTATAGTTTACTGGATGGTATATTACTTCATCGCTGATCGATTTAATCTCTCCTAGTGATGATCCAAAACTAATACGAAGACTGTCGCTGTTAGGCGATTCGGGTTTGGTAGTTAAACCGCCGCTTAGGTATTTTCTAAACTCAGTATCATAGCTTCTTGTCAACAAATATACATCAACAATATTGCTAACGCTAGGATCAATTCTACGATCAACATTAGCGTTATGTACATACTGAAACTTTAGTCCGGAACGACCAATGTTTGCTCTATAACCTGATTCTAGAATTAAACTGTTTGATGAGGTATCTACTCGCTTGACACGATCTTCAGCACTGTCATAAAAATAAATTAGTTGTCCGTCATTGAACTCGTTGACATTAATTTGATTTTCATTTTGTCTTACAAGTATTAAATCAGTGCTGTTATCAAAATAGGTATAGATGATGTTGCCAAAACTGTCCACTACTTCTGTAAAAAACAGATAGTTTAGATCTTGGTCGGCTCCAACTATCTGTTCAAACGCATCAGCATTGTCTATAACTCCGTCATCGTCGCTGTCGCTGAATGCCACTTGAATTTCTTCTGAACTTTGGTAACCGTCTTCAAACTTAATAGAATCGTCAACTTCAAATACAAGATCTTGTTTTAATGCAAACGGATTGTTTGGCATTGTGTTGATGCCCAAGACTCGAACTTGATCCTTGATAGTTTTGCCTGTTTTTCCGTCATAAATTTTTTGATTAACATCGAAGTAAAATCTATTTTGTTCAAGACTACCAAAAATATAATTTAAAGTTCTAACACGAATTTGATACTCGTCAGCCTCTTTGGTAAATGCAATAATCCAACTGGTGTCTAGATTATTATTTGTTGTGTCACCTGCTTTACCAAGTGCAAATGCATTAATTAAATCAATATTCGGAGCTGTGATAATTTTCCAACTTGCTGTAGCAACATCGAATCGAAGGCCAAAGTTTTTGTTTTCTGCACATAAATTTACCATCTGCGTTTCTAGAGCGTCTGGTAAATTGTTTACAAATTTTGGAATAATTCTGCTGGCGATTGCTCCGGTAGGCACAACATCGTTGAATATAATTGGGCCTTTTCCGGTGCTGAGTGTGCCTCGGCCTGCATTAGTTCCATCGCCTACTACTCGAATAACTTTGGTCCATAGTCTATCTGTTTGATCCAGATCATTTGAGTCTGTGTTAACTAATTCACCTCGCTTAAAGCTCTTGCCAGAAGGTGGTACAAATTTAATCATTGCTCCAGCGGCAACATATTTTAATGTGTTGGTTGTATAAGAACTTACTTTTTGTAAAGTTAAATCAACAGAGTTAATAAAATATCCTGTGCTTTCATTTACATCAGATGTAATCTGTGTCCATCTGGTATTTGTATCAGTGAATAAAATTTTATCGTACTTGGTAAAATAAAAATTGTAAACACCTGTGTTAGTAAACAAAGGTTCTATGCTTTGACGAATAAAGTTAACTGTGTCAATTCTACTAACTGTTTTAAACGCTAGACTTTTTTCACTTTCTGATTTATAAATTAATCCGTCGTCAGCAAATACATTTACACTAGAATATTTTCCGCTGGCATCAATGATGTCAAAATTACGGCTAACACCACTAGATGTTCTATTGATGGCTTTGACTTTTAAAATATCTTGACTACTGGCCAGTGGTGCAAGATTGTAATCTTCAGCCGTAATCATTCTATTCTGAGTATAATATTGTGCCGGTGCCTTTGTTCTAATGCTTTCTACAGATTCAGCAGTAACACTGTTGCTTACTGTATATTTTAAGCTCATGCTGATTTTAAGAATATGACCTTGACCAGACTTGTTTACATACGGAACTTCGATGTTGATGCCGCGCATTTCATTAGGAAGGATGCTGTACGAAAGACCATTACTCACACGATAGTAAACTCTAAAAGGACCTTGCGGAAGATTTCCGTAGACTCCGTCTGCAAATATTAGATCAATTCTATCTGAATTTTTTGTAGATACAGAATAAATATTTCTAATATTTTTTTCAATGCTGTTATAAGCAATGTTATTGCCAGTTAGTGCAGACACCTGTGTCCACGGATCTAGTTGGGCACCGTTGGCTGCTAGACCAAATAACCAGACATCGCTGTTATTAATATTATCAGCATCAACTGCCACTTTCTCGTTTGTAGTAGGTACAGCTATTGAAAAGTCTGCAAGTTCTAGACTTCCCTGTTTAAACATTAAGAAAAATCCTGTGTTGGAACTAGCAGCTCCTTTGCCGTCTGACTTGTAGACAAATCCTAGTTGGTTGCCCGGAACTGGAGCTTCTTCATAAATTTCTTCACTGCCTTTAAAGGCAGTACTTACCATCTCAAAAGGCATGGAGCGGCCGGCCACATTTTTATTAAATGTAAAAATTGGAACATCTCTGCTGGCAGTTCTAAATCTATATTGCTCTGTAGGAATTCCTTGAATTGTAGCAGTTCCTTGGCTGCGGCCAATTTCGGTATTGTCTGCCATGGCAGCATTTAATATAGTATTAAACTGCTCTCTCCAGTTGGGATTGGTTGAGTCGTTCCATTGAATAATTTGGCGGGCAAGATTTTTTCCGTTGGCATCAAGGATGTTTTCAGTGGTGCTAACAGTGTCAAATTTCAACAAACCTTTGCTGGCAATATTCCTCTTCGCATTATAGCTCAACATGCGAGCTATACGAAGGACGCTTTCTCTACGAGAAGCTAATTCAATAAAGTTTTCTCTGCTGGCAAGGTCAATACGAAATGCTAGACTTTGTCCAAGAAATGCAACAGCATCAATCAATGCTAGGTATTCACTAGATTCAATATAGTCGTTGAAATCTTCTGGGTAGTTTTCACGCAGATATGTGATGATAACTCTACGCAAATTTTCAAAGTCGTAGCTTTTGAAATCGGCACTTTTAAAGGTCTGATAGATCCTTGTCCAGTCCTGATTCAGTATTAAATTCGTTTGTCTAGTAGTCGTAGTCATTGTTTTTCTTGCCCTATCACATATTTACCCTAAAAAATAAACTGGTCAGTTTACTATATTGTTTGTCTTGTCAAAGTCAAAAGTCATGCGCTCGTTGACATTAAACGGCAGATAAACAACATCTGCTTGTATTCTAATACCTTGATCCGTACTGTCAATTGTTAATGCATTGACCTTAACTCTTGGATCATAATTGATGATCTGTTCAACATCTTCAGTAATTAAACGGCGTACTTCTGAAGTAAAATTTTCAAACAACATATCCCAGATAATTGTGCCAAAGTTAGGATTTTCTAATTTTTCACCTTTGCGAATATAAAAATGATTCATTAAATCTCGCTTGACTAACTCGATATCGTAGAGCTTGAAGTTGTTTTTAGTTTCGTTAGAACTAAATCCTTTGTATCTAAAACTAGATGATGTTTGTGCAGTTGTAGCTTTGTTTGTTGCTACTGACTGTTGGTTGTAAAGTTTCGCCATGTTATGCCTCTCTATCTGTTAGATCAGGTTTTACTGCTAACGGGTCTAAGTTTTCGTGGCCGGACCACGGTTCGTGCATTGGTACACGTTTCATTATGCTTTTCAACGGCTCTTCTGATTGATAACGTTTTTCTTTCCATTCAACTGCTGCATTATCAACAACAACGTTATCGTGCAGTCCTAAAGGCAGTGCAGGAGTTGCAGGAGTTGCAGGAATACCATTCATGTGGATAGTTGATGCTGTCTCAAAATGCGATCCACCACTTAAAATATTAGTATTGCCGCCTGCTGAAATATAGTTTGCAAGTCCGGTACCAATATTCATGTTTATAGCAGTTGTAATATTTCCATTAGCTCCTATTATAATCTCGGTATCTCCTCCAGATTCAGTGTGAAATCTTTCTATTGATCGAAGATTGATATTGCGACCTGCTTCCATATTGATATCTCGATCTGCACGGATGTTTAAATCTTGCTTGGTGTGAATACTAATACTGTCTTCTGCGAAAATATCAATCTTGCCATCGCTGGTCATTTCAATCCAGCTTGTTCCTCTACTATTGCCGATGTAGATTAAATCTTCACTGGTATGTAACAACAACTGATGTCCTGTTCTTGTTCGTAAACGAATATATTCGTCTGATGGAATTGTAGGTTCTCCAGCATCGTCGTCTAGTGTGTCAGCATAATCGTACCCGCCTTCGCTGGCAGTGGTCCTACGCTGATAACGATCATCGCCGTCATCCATGACAAATTGACTGCCACCTAGTCTACTAACAGGTACAGGCAAAGGACTTTGACTTTCTGTTTTACCGATAAATGTTTTCTTAGCACCATCTCTACGGTCAAGCGGGCCGGGAGTTGAAATACCATACACACTACTAGGAACATTCCTACGACTGGTAGAATATGTTATACCCCTAACATCGTCTTCTAATAATCCTTCTTCTAAGAAATGATCTGCAATAGGATGTACTGCTCTTTTAATTTTATCAATTTCTGTGTTTTCTTCTAGAGCATTGGCACGACGATTTGCTTCTGCAACTGGCACAGCTTTAGTATCATATTTTTCTTCTTCGCCTTCAGCAAAAGCCACAGCTTGACTGGCTGCAATACCTGGCGTCATATGATTTGAATATTTGTCGGGAACGCAGGCTAGCCAATAGCCTTGACTAGGATCACCTTCGACAAAAAATACTAACACTGTATTACCTACATCGGGAGGTACGAACCAAAAACCATAACTTTTTTGAGTGTCGTTGAAATCATCTGAATTTGCTCCTTGAAACTCAAATGCTGTTTGGCCGGCAAAGGGGCTAGCATATCTTACACCATATGTCTGACCGCCTTCTCCAACACTGTTGCCGTCTGGTCTTAGTAGAGTAACTTCTAGACCTCCCATGAATGTAGGATCTAGGTGACTGATAATTTTAGCAAGATAGGGACCTCCTGAAATATCACTTGGTTTACTTGCTACTTCTCTTTTTACTTGTGCCATTTATTGTCCTGGGTCATATAGTTCGCCTGTTTCGGGGTTGCGTTTTAAACTACTCACTGCGCCTGTTTCGTCTAACACAGCAATACCAATTGCATATCCATCGTCATTGTAGGCTGTATCTTCGTCATTGACGCTGGTAGATGGCTTGTCTTGTGTCTTGATGTCTGACGCCAATGGGTTTTTACTTGGTCCTTTGTAGGGATCGTAGTCTTGTGGCTGGTTTGGCATGCGAGTGGCTTCTATTGATTGTATAAATTTTCCGTCACTGAATTTACTATTGCAATAGAGAACTTTATAAATTCCACTATAGGGATTTATCGGTTCATTAGGCGGAAAATTGTACAGGCCGCCTACGCCCGAAGTTCCAAGATTAGGTTCTACTGGCGTTCTAAAAATTATTCTAATATGTGTATCTGCACCTTGATAGTTTACACTGCCATTAGCATCTCGCATAAGATAAGGATTACCGTCATATTCATCTCCAAGATAGTTACCCATGCCGCTGTCAGTGATCCAATAAGGATCACCTATGATTTCTAAATTAATTTTAGTCATATCACCGGTGCCTTGATTTAGAATAGCATTTTTTAGCGTTTCTGCTACTCGTCGGGCCACATCTTGTGTGCCGGGGCCGCCCTTGGTTGTTTGTTTGGTCACTTCCAAAGCACCGAATCCCGGAGAAGCATCAGGAGTGGTCGAAGCATCTACTGAACCCGTGTCGGGAGTCTTTTCAATTTGATCGGGTTCTTCATATGACTGTGTAGTTCTAGTTACAGCAACTGGTCCGCTATTTTCTGCCGGAGTAGGTTGTTTACCTGTGTGGAATAATTGATTGACCTGTATATCAAATTTTAAAACATCATTGTTTTGCCCTGTGTAGATATACTTGTATTCTTTTCCAATAATTTTATTAAGTCCTGGATACCCTGGAGGATTAGCCGTAGGACTTCTAAACACACTAGAGTGAATCATAAAGGGTAATACTCTAAAAATATAAGTACGCTGACGACAATTTCTTATAGAATCGTAATCTCCGATTTCAATTTGTACATCAACCCTAAACCAACTTATTCTTCCCTCGTTATCTAACTTTGACGGGTCTATGGCATTTTTTGCATATTCTGAACTGAGAATAACTTCTTGTATCACATTCTGAATAGTTGCGCCTGCTGTAAAACAAAATTCTCGCTGTTTGGGATCGATAGTAAGCGAGTTTCTTTTTATTAGACCCGTGGCTTCGTCTGTGACATCACTTTCAAATCCAAAATTTATGTTTCCTCCGGAGTTAGGTCCAAATCCCAAACTGCTATTTCCTATGATGCCATCGCCGAAGCTTTGAGAGTCTTGACCAGTTCTACCTTTGAGTGGAGATGTTTCAGGCAAAGCTAGGTCTAATATTGCAAACAATAGATCCTGGTACTGTTCTGCGCCGGCGCTGGGAAGACCAACTGGATCATTCCATTTTTCTGGAAATACAATAATATACTGATCAGCTTTTTCCTGAGTCTTGGGAACTAGATCTTGCTGTGCTTTGTTAAGAATACTGCATAAGCTAGTGTTTCCAGCCACTAACATTTCTTTAATATTTTCACCGCGAAGTTTAATATCGTTTACAATCTGTTGGGCAACATTGGTAAATCCTAGATGGTTGCAGGGTACTGCTTCGCATTTATAGGTGCTGCCGCTCTCGTTAGTTGTAAAGTTAACTTTTGTAAATTGTATTACAAAATATTTGTTTAATGCTTCACTGCTGCCAAACATTTGTCCGTTGTCTTTATGTCCAACAAATTCTAATTTTAATAGGTATGGAGTTCCGTTATAATTAGGATATCCTGCATTGATAGCTGCTGCCTGTAGGCTGTGAATAAAGAATCCCATTGAATACGGTTCAAAGACTTCAAAGGAAAAAGTAATAACATTAGTTGAGCCGCTGGCTTTTGTTGCTGCAAGTGTCATGCGCATATCAAAATTATTGACAAAATATTCAGGAGCGCCTACAATGGTCTGTGTTCGCTGTCCAGCAAATCGACCTGCTGAGGAAAATATCACATTTTCCAAGGCAGCTGGATTTCCTCGATATAAGCTAGGATCATTAAATTGATTTGGACTAAGACAGGCCAATGTCCATAACGGAGTATATGATGCAAACTGCTCTAATACATTTTCATACGGAGGGCCGCCGGCCGTTGATTCTTGAAAAAATCCAGCAAGACTATAAAAATCAGTATCAGCTATTTTAGCAAAGTCGCCAATCTTGCAGCTAGCTAATGCTTCGGTGGCACCGGTTACAACCGAAGCAACTCCTTTGGCGATATTTTTTACACCGGGATCATTTTCAAAAACACTTCCCTTAAATCCGAAATTATCCCACATATTAAATTCCTAGATAATTTTGTAAATTTGATTTCTTGGGAATAAGAATTACAGTACCGGGCTCAAAGTCATAGATAGGATCTTTAATAATGTCCATGTTCCGTTGAATAAACACCCACCACAACTTGGCATCACCGTATAAATCATAGGCTAACAGATCTGGTCTATGACGATATTGATTTTCTATTACATATTTAAAATCGTCACTTTCTGCAGGTACTGGTCGGATTGCCAACAAATCAAGATATAATCTATTTTGTTGCGTAGTAGCCCAAGGGCTGGTCTTTTTGTATTTAACTGTGCTAGATTGAGTAGCCATAGATTAGATATATCCTCTGGTGCTCATTTGCCCCGATGCGTATTCTTGTAGACTAAACTGACGCAGCTTGCTTCTATTGTATATAGGAGCTACTGTTACAGATATCTTGCTGAGAATAGGAACCCATGTTGCCTGACGAAAATTGTTAGAAGAGCATTTAATATAGTTTACATCTTCAGGCAGCTCAACTGAAAAACTTTTTATCACCACAGGAATAGAATTTAGTACTCCGGGACCGTAGCCACTTAGGTTGCAGATTACCGGAGGATTACCTGCATTTGTACTTGCACCAAAGAACATCTTGGTAGAGGCTTTAAAGAATGTTGTTGCCTGTATCCAGTAGGCAGCATCTGCTTCTGTTTCGCAACTGAAATCTCCGGAAATTTGTATATCATCGACTGAACTGCTTTTATATGCCTGGAAGGGATAATTGCTGTGTACTGGATCAAGCGCCGAATAATTTGCTTTGGTAGCAATTGTAATTGAAGGGTTGAAAGGCCAGACTACTCCGTTAGTTTCTTCTAGTAGACTGAATGCGCCGGCGCCAAATAGGCCAAAGTTGCAGTTGATTCTAACACGCCAATCTTCGGCATTGCCTGATTGTAGTTCTACAAAAGATCCTCGTTGTTCAAACAGCTCACCAGCAGCTGGTAAATTTTTACCTCTAAACAAGCTAAGGACATTATTCAATTGGCCTGCTGCTGAAGAAATTGCTCCAGCGATTCCCCCAAGGCTACCTATTGCTCCGCCAATGCCAGCACCACTAATTGCACGACCGATATCTCCAGCGACATTACTGATGCTTCCAATGCCTCCCATTGCTGTGCCAACACCTGAGAAACCGCCGGCTGTGAGACCGTTTAGAGGCGAACCAATGCCGCCACCTAGTGTGTTTACTTTATCTTCTAAACCTTGCATGTCAGCATTCATGCCACCATTGCCAAATCCGCCACCAAATTGATTAGTAACAGAGCTGACAGCGTTCTTGGCTGAGCTAAGGACTGAGGAGAACGGATTGAGCGAAAGCGCCATAATAAATATTCCTTTTAGTCTATTTATTCTTGACAAAATGTGCTATTATATAAGTAATGGAGAACCCTATAACTATGACAATCAGTGCGCAACCACCTAAAATCAAGTACTTAACTAACAAAGATCTACTACGAGAAATACATCTAAGTAAGAATACCTACTGTAGTTTTACAAGTCCCGACTACAGTGAATATGATTTAATTTTGCCAAACATCAGTAAAATAAATGTTAGAACAATTGCTGAAGCAAAAAGAAATCAAGCAGCTAGATTAAGTAAACAAGCTCACGAGCTTGCTGTACTTACTGGTGGAAAGAAATTACCTGCAAAGGGATTTGAAGTAGACTACAAGACTATTAAGAAAAACGATGTAGTGTTCCGCATCATGACTTTTGAACACATACCGCTAGCACCAGGTCGTAAAAAGACTCTAAAAAATACCGCAGACAGTCATGACAAAGTCAACTTTCCTCCCTTCCAACACTGGAAATTCGATGACAACGATAACCTAATACTGGTGGGCAAAAGTCACTGGAAGGGGCCTTTAGATACAGGCGAGTTTAACAAAGAGCACGGCAAGATGACTAATAACCTAGCTCGTATGTTTTTAAAACTGTGTGAACGATATGCTACTCGCGGCAATGTTCGTGGTTATACTTACAACGACGAAATGCGTGGCCAGGCTATTCTTCAACTAACTCAGATTGGACTTCAGTTTGATGAGAGCAAGAGTGACAATCCTTTTGCTTATTATACTGCCGCCGTTACTAACAGTTTTGTTCGAATTATCAACATTGAGAAGCGCAATCAAAACATTCGAGACGACATTTTAGAAATGAACGGTATGAATCCAAGTTGGACTAGACAGAACAGCGGAGGTTCGGGAACTTATGGTGGCGGAACTGGAGCAAGTTCTGGCGAGGGCGGTGGTGATTGGGATTGACCTTACTGTTAAATGTTGTTACACTAACTAAGGAGATTCTATGTCATTATTCAAAAAAGTAGCTTGTTTTACCGATATACATTTCGGACTAAAATCAGGAAGTCGTACTCATAATCAAGACTGCGAAGATTTCGTAAATTGGTTTTGTGATACTGCCATTGCAGAAGGTGCAGAGACCTGCATCTTTCTAGGCGACTGGCATCATAATCGTAATACTACAGATGTTAGTACTATGAATTATACGGTTAGTAATCTAGAACGACTGAGTAAATCCTTTGAGAAAGTCTATGTTATTCTAGGCAATCACGACGAGTTCTACAAAGATAAGCGTGAGATTCATAGTCTTGAATTTGCTAGACTATTTCCTAATATTGAATTAGTAAATGAAACACTAACTGCGGGCGATGTAACTATCATGCCGTGGCTAGTAGGTGATGAGTGGCGCGGTGTATCTAAGATACAG